GAAGTAAGGATCTCTATATACTTGGTATCTACCTGCTAATGTCCCAACTCTTTCAATACCCATGTTGTATTGGTCCTGCTCAGGAGCAGCATTTGAAACGTGGAAGTATTCAAGATCGTCGAAAATTGCACTAATTTCAGAAGAAACTACAATCCAGTTAGCACCACCTCTAAGAGTTGATTTGTGGATCTGAGCTGAAATTTGGTTGATAGCTGTAATCAATGTTTGGTTCCAGTCTTTCTGAGTATAAGGAACAGCATTTGATCCTAATCTCTTCCAACCGTTATAATCCCATCTCAAATTCCAAGCAGCACCTTTTCTAAGATCTCTTAAAATTTCTCTGTCGATTTCAGCAGCAACTTGTTCAGACAATAAAGCTGTCAATTCAGCTTCAGCATCGATGTTGTGGAAAGCAGCAACGTCTTGTGCCATTTCTGGTGACCATTGAGCTCTCAATTTTCTTTCAGTTACAGAAACTGTTACTGACATAAGGTCGAATGAAACTTCACCGATTTTATCTTCAAATTCTAAGTTTTTGTAAATTCGGTATGTTGCTACGAAAGCAGTGTTTATATTATCGTTAGATTGAAAAGTAGACCCAGCATAACCATCTAATGAGTTAGCACCAACAGTTGCTGGAACCTGTAAATCAACTTCTAAGTAAATGTAACCATTTGCGTCACAAATGTTGTCGTATTGACCGCCACCAGTTTTAGAATCTGGGAATATCAATGTGTCATTATTGGTACCATATTGAACAATACCCTTACCATATCTTTGAGTCACAACTCTGAATAAGTAAGGTCCTGTTGCTCCTGATGTATAAGGGTTAGTAGCAACACCATTAATTGTTAAATCAGACAAGAATGATTCATTGTCCATAGGGTTTCCATCAGGACCAATTAATTTTCCAGCTGCACTTTGTGCAAATCCAGACATAACAATTAAAACTTTTCTATATGTTCCCAAAGTATAACCACTTGGAATTAAATTCAATGTTGTATTATCCCAAGCAGCGGTAAACACACTTGTTAGTGGTGCCGTAATAGCGGAATAAGTTCCTTTTGAGTAGTCAAACAAACCAGGAGGATCTAATGCTGGTTCATTACCTTCATAAAATCGGTCATAAAGGTCTCTCCCTTCATTATAGTTATAACCTACGTTAGGTGAATCAGGACCACCCGGCGCACCATAAGGCGGGTAATGCTCTGTTGTTTTACCAGGTGTGTCGTTATAGCTCTGAATATTTGGAACAAAGTAGAACAATTTACCGATTGGTAAGTTCATAGCTTGAACCGATACAATATCGTTAGCCAAAAGTTTAGAGAATACTCTTCTTACGATTGGAAAAACAACAGTTTCAAATGAACCTGTGTCAGAAGTAGTTGCAGCTTCGTTAATTAAGTATGAAGCTTGGTTTTCATACAACTGGGCAACGTTTTCTCTCATATGACCTTTAAGCCCTTCGAGAAATCCTAATTTGTCCCACTTGCTAATTGTGTCTTCTTTGATAACTTTAAGGTGTTTTAACCCAATATTACCAACAAGACCTGATTCTAATAATGCTCCCATTTTTTTTCTTGTTTTTTGTTTTTATTTTTTTTTATGCTATCTTTGACATAAGATCTTTCATCCTCATAAATTGAGGGTTTTCATATGTCTTAGATTCAATCAAAGAAGCTGATGAACCAGTTGATACTGTTTTTATCAACTTTTTCTCAACATTCTCATTAATTGATTGTGCATCAGGTTTAGAAAGTTCGTCTTTGATTGCTCTATATAAATTTTTAGATTCTTTTAGACTATCAACATTGTCGAACCTTCTCAAAATGTTTATTTTTTCTTTTTTTGTTGTGGAATGCTCGGTGAATAACCTAGTAGCATAAGCAAGGTTAGAGTTAAATACAGCAACCTCATTCAATTTTTCTCTGAAAACATTCAATGCTTTTCTGTATTCCTCGTTTTTACTTCTTAATGTGCTTACCTCATTATCTAAGGATTCGAAAGTCATGTTTCTATTTGGTGTAATACCTTTTCTTAACCCTCTACCTTCTTTTGATCCCATTCCATATGTGCGTGACGCTTCTTTTGTTTCTTTCTTCACAATTTTTGATTTACCATCAGTATTCTCACCCTTTGGGAAAACACTCTTTTTCGCACTACCAGTTCCGACTGCTTTAACTTTACCTTTGAAAGCTTCTGGTTTTTTTTCATCGAAACCACCAGTTTGTTTTTTATAAGAGAATTTTTTAGCTGAACCCATACCCATTCCCTTAGGTTTGATTGTAGATTTTTTTGGACTGTATGACTCATCAAGTTCGAATTCTTCTTCCTCTTCTTCGTCATCTTCCTCTTCTTCGTCATCCATTTCAATTTCATACATAACTTCATCATCTTCTGAATCTAGATCAATTTCTGAGGAACCTTTGTCTGAAAAAATAGCATCTATAATATCGTCGATGGACTCATCTTCTTCATCCATTTCTTCTTCGTATTCTTCATCCATTTCTTCTTCGTATTCTTCATCCATTTCTTCTTCGTATTCTTCGTCCATTTCTTCTTCGTATTCTTCGTCCATTTCTTCTTCTGTTGATTCGCCAAGTTTTAATAAATACTCAACGTCGGCATCTGTGTCAGATAAGTGAATATCTTCACCTTCCTTTTTAACAATAATACCATCATCTTCTCCCATGGATTTGAACACTCTAAGAATTTCTTCGTCAGAAGCGTCTGTAAGATCTATTGGTTCGTCAGTATCAACTGAATCGAAATCCATTTCTACATTATCAACATCCATATCCATGTCTTCATCACCCATATCCATGGTTTCATCATCCATATCCATTTCAGTATCAACATCAAACCCCATATCTTCCTCGTCTTGCTCGGTAAGGGATTCTTTTACTAATTGTGAGATTTCTTCCTTCATAGTAGAACGAAGTATTCCTTTTGCATTTTCGGCAATTGCTTGTTCAACATTTCGCATTTGAATAAGCGCCTCTTCAACTAAATTTTTGTTGTCTTGCATTAAAATTATTTATTTTAACTAATAAATATTATGAAAATGAAAAAAAGTTACATTTTATGTAAATGCAACAATTTTTACAATTCATTAATAAATATCTGGGATAAAAAAAAAGGGGTTGAAATCAACCCCTTTTTATTCAAAAACTTCATCTATTTTACTTTCCGACACCGCAGTTATTCGCCATTCTTGTGAGAACCCTTTGTATCTTTCCGTGACCTTGGCTTCCACATCTGTGACAGAATATCCCTTTACTAACTTCTCTTCACGTATTTTTTTGATTTTACCAGTGTTGTCGTCTAATAAATCATACGTTACTTTTGCTACAAAATACTTTTCATCCATATTAAATTATTTTCCCAAAAAATCGTTTAATTTTTTCATTAAATCAATAGAGGTGCTAAAATCTGTGCTAGCATTCTTATGTTTTTTTTCTTCTTCTAAGTTTTCTTCATACTTGTGTCTATCTTCTGGGTTACTAAATAAATAAGCACCAGGAGTTGATGGTGATGAAACTAAGTCAAAACATATTAACTCGAAGTCATCTTGGACTTCATTTCTTTCACCAACTTTTTTTAATGAACCTACACCTCTTGAAGATACGCCCATAGTTACACCCTGTCTCATTAGATTTGCGGCAACATCACCTTTTGATGATATAATACCACGCTCATGAAATCCTGGGGACGTAAGTAACTTTAATTTACCCATAAGAACATTACCATCCCACCAGATGTCAGTTATAATGTGGGATACACGGTCCAAATCAATTAAAGATGATTCTGGGTGATTTAATTCAGATGTTGATAATCCTTTCTTTATTAATTTTCGGTAGTTTTCGGCTTCTCTTTTTAATATCCTCTCTGGATAAAATCTACCGTTTCTATTTGGTGTATCATATTTTTGTAAAACCGCATAAAACTCAAAAGGGTTTCTATAATCATGATTTGCGGCTTCTTGTAAAATCCGAGCATTTGGTTCATAGCTAGGAGAAATATAACCGGCATCCATTTCTACCAAAATGCCGTGTCCGACTTCGCTTGCTTCTAATATACGTAAATTTTTCATTTAATCTTTTTCAGATAAATATATTAGTTTCAAACTTTATCAATTAATTCTTTTTTAGTTGCTGAAAAATCGAAGTATTTGTTTTGAATTATATTGTATTTGTATATGTTTCTGATGATTTTTTTTATTGCTTCCCGGACTTCGTGGGATTTGAATTCAACCGGATTATTTGTATATAATGTAACTTCTAAATTAAAAAAGGAGCGTTTCCCGACCATAATTCCACTTGCTCTTAAATCCAAATCCACAATTATTTCTTTCATGAAAATTTCTTGATCTAAGGTTTCATTTATCGTCAAAATTATTTCCCTACGCATACAACTTACAACTCTAACCCAATTTTCATATTCCTCTTTTGGGCATACCCACGATTGTATATTCAAAAATAGGGATTTGAAATTTTTGGCATCTACCGTCCCATATGATGTTTTTATTGAACTATACAAATTTAACTTTACACTTTTTCCCTTCTTCATTAATTTTTTCTAACAAAAAGTTTATTTTTGTAAAAAATAGATAAAAAAAAATGAATAGTCAAAATATTTGTATAACAAAACAAATATTGTAAAGTATGTTAATAGTTGAAATTAAAAATGGTGAAAGTTTGGATCGAGCATTAAAGACTCTTAAATCCAAAGTTATTAAAACAAAACAAAATCAAATCCTTTTTCAGAGGAAACAATACGTTAAAAAATCAGTAGAAAGAAGAAATCAAATACAAAAAGCCATTTATACACAAAAAATTAAAAACTCAAAGTGAATTCGCCAAATTCTTAATCTTAATAAGATTGAGGTGATCGAACGTTGAGGTTTCTATTTTTGTTATTGTTTCGGTGATTTTTTCTTTTGTCTGACGGTCAGTTTCATTTTTCAAAATTTTATTTAATTTTGATAGTGCTTCCTTTTTCTTTTCAACAAAAACAGTTTCTAATACTTCCGTATTTTCTGAAATCAAACTTAGAAACTCTTTTCTAGAACTCTCATCCAAGTTTTCAACATACTGATTTAATGTTGAATTAGCAATCTTTACCATAGTTTCAATCGGTAAAGCAACATCCGGATGATTTTTTGTTTTCAGACATTAATGTTTTGATTAAACTTTTTTTGGCTTCAACTCTCTCTTTTATATCAATAGCATTAGAATAAACCAAAGCATCAATATTCTTGTATTGGTTGGGAACCACACCATTTGTTTTTGGTAGTTTAACATTAGAAACTAAATTCTGAATTAAATTTATACCTTCATTCAAATAATCCTTGGCTTCTTCTTCTGTCAAATTTTGCGGAGTGCTTAATTGATCATACAAAGCATACAACTTTGATAAAGGTTTATCATTCAATACATAATATTTAAACTCTCTCAATAATTTTTTGAATTCCTTCTCATTATTATAAGATTGAACCAAATTATTTTCTATAATCGATTTTATTTCTCCAAAAGTCATTTTCTATATTTTACATATAAATATTACGAGTTTAATAACTTATCAAGTTGTTTTTCAATTTGATACAAAGAATGTTGTCCTCCATCCAAATCAATTATATTTTTTCCTTCAATAAAATTATTTTCAACCAAAATATTCATATCTGGGAATTTTTGTTCCGGTGCTAATTCAGGACCCCCACCGGCTTCTGGTCCTGGAGGTGGTGGAGGTGCTCCACCCAATAATTCTTCACCTCCTCCCGCTGGTGGAGGTGGTGGCGCACCACCAAATATTTCTTCACCACCAGGTGACGTTTCTGCTCCTGCGGTTGGTGTTGCTCCTGATGTCGTGCCATATAATTTATCGATATTATCAAAAATTCCTGTCTTGGTTATTACAGTTGCCGTTGCTTTTAATTCTTCACCAACTGCTCGTTCAATTCTCTGTTGTTGTAGGTCTAACTTAACCTCGTCATCAGACCAGCCAAAAATATGTTTCTTTGCCCAAGTAGATGAAGTGGCTTGGATTCCGTTTCCTGGATCCATTACAAGTTCTTTATACAAAGCAACTTTTTCTTTCCAAACATCAATCATCAACAAATCGGCTTGTTTGGATGGGTTTGTCAATCCTAGGGTAAAGTTTGCCAATTCATCTTCAAATCCCAATAAAAACAAATGTATAATCGCCACTTTGTTTAATTCGGCGATCATACTTTTCTGGATTCTGTTAATTGTTCTAGCAAATCTTATATCCTGTAATGAAAGGTTCTTACCATCACCCACAACTTCCTCAAATCCCAAGAATGCTTTTGGAACTCTTAACGCTGTCAATAATTTCTTTTGGATATATTCTATATCGGCAATTTCTGAAAGGTTTGTGGCACCCGGTAAGGTTGTAATTGGGTCTGGGGCAGCAGGGTCACGAACAGGAATAAAATAATCCTGATCCACGGCCATCTGGTTAAACCTCATATCAACATTTCCAGTTTTACTATCAACAATTTGTTCTCGTTTGAACTTGTTGGCAACACGCTGAACGTATGCTTCCACATCATCATCATTCATATTACCCACGAATACCTTAAACATTCTTCGTTCAGGGGCTCTTGATGTTCTGTAAATCAACATGGCATCTTCGGATAATAATAATTGTTTCCAAATTCTTCTTGCTTTTTCAAGCATAGAAGTTCCATAAGGTAATTTTCTATCATCACCCAATAATCTGAAATGCGCAATTTCCCAAGATTGGAACTCCATGTTTTTATTCTTCCAGGTAAAGTGTAATGCTTTTTTATCCTTATCTAATTCCTTAGTTATGTCAATTGATATTTTACCCTCAGTTCCAATCTCATGTCGTTCTATTTCGATAGTTGGAAGTTGTTGGCAACCCACAATTCCTTTTTCTGGGTCTAATTTCAGATATACAAAGTTGTCACCATACTTACAAGTGTTTCTCGTCCACATGGGTAAATTTGTATTAATATCCAAAGTGTTGTTAAATAAATCAGCGAGAACCGCTTTTATTCTTTTTGACTCAGAATAAATTTGCAAAATAAACCCATCTTCATTTGGTGTTGTTGATTCTTCTGAATAAATGTCAAGCGCTGCCGAAATTTCGGGCGTGTACTCCATAGATTCGTAATCGTATTGCGCCGACAATCTGTTTGGTTCATAATAGATTGCTTGCGAATAAAGGTTATTTTCAACCTTCTGCCAATTTGATGTTAAATAGAAAGTTTGTTGTGCTTGGAGTTTCTCTCTTTCATACTCTTGTTTATCTTGAGTCCGGAGTAATTCCTTTTTGTCAAACTTAAATGTTGGATAGTCCTGATTTAATAATGAATTAGGACCTAATGTTTTGGATAATCTTTGCCAAACCGTTAAATTATTTTCTGCCATGGTATAATCTTACTTAAATGTCTGATAATATAAATACTTATCTCACACCAAATAACCATCCATATTTTTGATAATCTTGTTTTGTCGGTCCTTGATTTATCGGATTTTGTCGCCCCATTTGTGGAACCATCGGATTAAAAAATTCGGATGTGTTTTTATTTTCATTCATAACGGAAGACCATGAGTTCAACATGGCTTTTGTATGATTAACAACCTTTTCTAACGATTGAAATGATTTTTCAGCGACATAAATTGCCATAGCGGTTCCCATGATACAATCGTCATGATGTCCTTTCTGGTGGTCTGGTCGTCCGTTTATATATACAAACGTATTCATTTCATTATATAAACGAGAAGAATATATTTTGAAACCATGTCTAACTGCTTCCTCAAATGACGCAATAAGTTGAACCCTTTTATTATTAAAATTAATCCCTGGGATTTTTTCGTTGATCTTGGGGTCATACTTCCATTTATTTGTTGTGTCAACACCATCCACGTAAAATCCGTGTTGATAATTCATCTCTTGGAGTTTTCTTGCCGTTGATACTCCCATACCACCTGTTAAATCAACAACACAAAATGCATTATACATACCACCCCACTTATACGCAATTTCTGCTAGAACATCTGGCGGAACCTTGCCAACATATTCAAACACCTGTTCCATCTCATCAAAATCAATAATTTCTATCGATGAAAAGTCTTCTGAGTCTCCCCGGGAAACATCAATCCCCATAACATATTTGTGCCCGTTTTCTGGTTCCTTAAATATCCATAATGAACCACCCATCATTTTCGCCGCAGGTTCCCTCAGTTGGTTCTTGGCAATATTCTGCATAAGGTCGCTATCAAATACATTATCACCGGAACCAAGAAAATTACATTCCAATTCCTGTGCGACCTTTCTTCTATCGTATTTTAATTTTTTAACCATACCTTCAAACCAAGAGGAACACGGCTTATAACCTTGACTTATAAGTTCCGTAACCTTGGCATGGTCTCGTTCGTATGGATTATCGCTGGATAAATCAATAATGTCCGTAATTTTGTATTCTTCTTTGTTAAGAAGATAATGGACGAGATCCTTGGTTTTAACCATATATAAGTCTTTGGTATATCGAGGGTCTCTATACCAAAACATTTCCGTAATTTTGAAATCATTAAAGTTTCTTAATGCTTGATCGTAGATTTCATAATATATGGGGTCATAACCATTTGGCGTGGATACAACGATTACTTTACCACCGGTAGATAGTGAGGCCATACAAGCAGCCCAGAAGTCGCCATCCGCTTCAATATATGCCGCTTCGTCAAATATCAGTATGGTTGGGGTATAACCACGAAGGGCATCCTTTGAGGTTGCCACCGCTTTAACTTCACAATCATTTGTTAGTTTGAAATGTCTCTGAGAGTTCTTTTCTGC